ATTCTTGTTCGAACCTAACGATACAACAACTCGTAAGGCAGTAACTGATTCATTCAATAGAGCATTGGCAGAACTTATCACACTTCGTGCATTGTATGACTTCTTAGTTGTTTGTGATTTGAGCAATAACACACCAGCTCGTATCGATAGAAATGAGTTGTGGATTGATATTGCAATTCAACCAGTTAAGGCAATTGAATTCATTTACATTCCTATCAGAATTATGAATACAGGCTCGAGATTAACAGCAGCTTAATAGCTGAAACTTTAAAATACCTGCTTTCGAGCAGGTATTTTTTTGACGATAAATATTGTCATGTCTGAATATCCTAAATCTGTCTCCCTTAGAAAATATATAGATTCTATTCAACCACAAGAAAATATAGGTTGTTGTACAGCTTCAGCATCATTGCTTGCTGCTGAAATGATTATGTCCTCAGCAGGTCAGCATATTAATTTTTCGCGACTATATCTATATTATATGACCAGAAAGATGCAAGGCAGGGTAGGTCAGAAGGGTGCAGAGTTGAAGGCAACATTGAATGCATTAATGACATATGGTGCATCACCGGAAAGATTTTGGCCCTTCACCTATAATAGAATGGATATGGAACCAAATTCGCAAGCAATACAAGAAGCAGTTCATTATAGGGCTCAATCTTATAAAGAAATAATACCTTCTGATTTTAAAGAATATCTTAATCTGGAGATTCCTATAATTATTGGAATAAGGACAGGACATCTATTTTGGAAAATTAGGGGCCAGTTGGAAGAACAAAGATATAAACAGGTAAATAATACAGATAATAGGCAATCTACAGGTCATGCGGTGACTATTATAGGATATGATGATACCTTATTGGGTGGTTCATGGATTATTGCAAATTCACTAGGTCCAAAGTGGGGATTTCAAGGATATGCTGCCTTACCATATCCTTGCAATGACGATATTGGTGAATCTTATGCTATTACCAAGTTCGCTGGAATAACCGCTGGTAAAAAAATTTCTGAGAATTGATAAATAGTATTAGCTTTTAAAGCAGGAGAATAAAATGGCAGCAAGCACATTATCTAAATTTGGCGTCCCTTTAAACGGAAGCCCTTTGGGTATTTTACACCCAAAGCAAAAATATCGTTTTAGAGTAACGTGGCAAAACTTTGGAGAAAACAATGGTCTGCGTGAAATGACTGCTAACGTAATGACATGCACCCGTCCAAAGATCACCTATAACGAAGTTCAACTTGATTCATACAACTCGGTTGCATGGATTCAGGGTAAGCACACGTTTGAACCAATTGAAATTAAATTGCGTGATGATATTACTAATTCAGTAATTTCGTCAGTAGGCGCACAGATCCAGAAACAGATGAATCACTTCGAACAAACAAGTGCAGTGGCAGGTATCAATTACAAGTTCTCAATGACTATTGATTCACTGGATGGTACTGATAACGATGCATTGGAGTCTTGGAACCTAGAAGGTTGCTGGATTCAAGCAGCAGCATATGGTGAAGGTGATTACACAAGTGGTGATCCAAATGATGTAACATTAACAATTCGCTACGATAACGCAACAAATGTTTCGGGTCCAAATACAAACAACGGAACAACAGTAGGTGGAAATCCATATCCAGATATCGCCAGCCCAACTGGTGGTACTACATTCGCATAATAGCGAGTTTTTGGAGGTGGCTTAGTGCCTAGCTTCTCAAGTCTATTCACGTCATTAACAGGTGCGGGTTTCTTCTATGAAAGGAACTCGCGCCATGCCACGTATAATTTCAATCAGGAAGCGCAAGCCTTATATAGGAATCAACCGCGGTTTCCTTTTGAGTATTACATTAATATTAAGTTAAATAGGATTGCAAATGCAGGTGCTTACATAGCACAATATTTCAATAATCCATCATGGGATCAAATTGCCCCATTAGTTAAAACCGTTGAAATGCCGTCCTTCAAGATTGAAACTACCCCTCTCAATCAATATAATAGAAAACGTTTAAGTCAAACAAAGATTGCATACGAACCTGTTAAGGTTGTATTTCATGATGTTGCTGATGGAAAGACTTTAAAATTCTGGGAAATGTATTATAGATATTATTTCGGTGATGGCACAGAGCCCGGAAAGAATAAAGCAAAAAATGATCAACAGAAAAACGGCACAATAACTACCGAGTCATTCTTAAAGAATATAACACCTGCATTCAATCCTAATATTCTTGGTCTGCCAGCAAGTATTAAAAATTTATTCCAAAGTAATTTACCAACTGGTGCTAATTCTCCGGTAAATAATAATGGTAATAAAAGTCAAACTGATAGTATAGTAGCCGATACTTTAAATAGTCATATATTTGGGTATAATTTACCAACCGTAGAAAATGTCAGAAATCTAATACAAGAAATTGATATCTATCAGGTACACGCCGGCCGATTTAACCAGGTGACATTAGTTAATCCAAGAATTGCTGCCTTCACGCACGATGTATTAAGTTATGCAGAAAGTGGTAAGACTCTTGAATTAACATTCACGTTTGAATATGAGTATGCATATTACACAATTCAAAATCTAAAATTAGGCGGCAGTAATGAAGAGCAGAATAACTCTACTATTGATCAATATACACATGGTGAGTTTCTTGAATTACCGGCACTTGCATTTAATGCAACCTTATTAGACTTTATTGAATCTAATAATCCATTATTGACATCTGATAATCCTATTCTACAGAGAATTGGCAAAAATACACAAACGGCCCTCGGTGCAGTAACTGGTGCATTTGCATCCAATGTTGTTAGAACAGTTAGTTCTAGTGCATTAAATGGGTTAGCAAAAATATCACCTACACCGTATTATCCTACCCCTAATCCGGTAATACAGACAAGGCCGTTTGCATCTACAGCTAAACCTACTACCGTAGCATATCAACCTGTGAATCTCACCGGAGGTAATCCAGGTGTCTAATTCGAATATAGCATCAATTGGACGTTTTAGTTCTCAAATGTTGACAACATTGGGAACACAGAAAACAGTTCAGATAGTTAATGGTGTCCCTACAAATACATTTAAGTATAATACTGGATCGGTAACATTTCCTAGTGCAGGTTCTCTTTTACAGGCAGACTTAGGTGGTGGAGTTGTTGGAAATTATTCACCAGCATCATATGATTCTACGAAATCCTATTTTCTTTCTCGCGGCGTTGGTCCATTATATGCTGATACAATGACCGGACTTGCTATAGATATGTCATCGCAATTAGGAATTACACCTCAGGCATTATTAGAACAATCTGAATTTAGTAGTAAATTGATATTCTCTGAGAATGCCTATAGAGCAATGAATAATCTTAGAGATCCTGGAAATCAAGTTGGGGTTGTTACATCTGTAGATAACAAATATAGTTTACAGGCAAGACAGATAAGGCCGTGAATGAAATCTTATGTACAAGGTCATTATAAACCGATACACCCCGAAAAGTATGTCGGTGCCTATCCTATAATCTTTCGCTCCTCTTGGGAGTTTAAGGTTATGCAATTGTTCGATACCAACCCAAATATATCAAATTGGGCTAGTGAATCCCTAAAAATCCCCTATCAGAATCCGTTTACCGGTAAGTACACTGTGTACGTGCCGGATTTTGTTGTAACTTATGTGGATGCTAAAGGTAATCAGAAAGCAGAGATTATCGAAGTAAAGCCAGCCAAAGAGACATTCCTAGAACAGGCAAAGAGTCAAAGGGCTAAGGCAGCGGTCGCATTGAATACTTTCAAGTGGGCAGCAGCACAAGCGTTTGCTAAACATCATGGAATGACGTTTAGAGTTATGAATGAGGCCAATATTTTCAACAACCCAAAAGGGAAGGCTTAATGACGAAGAAGATGGAAGAATTTTTTAATCTACCCGCTGTAGAACCAGAGGTAGAAGAAGAACCACCTACCAAGACTAAAGAACAGTTAATGGTAGAGGCAAAAGAAATCTATACGTCTTTAACTACGGCTGAAAAGATTGACTACGCATTACCTACAGTTGTGGGGCTTGATATGCATGATAGTGAAATGGATTCTATTGCTACCAAGGCAGTGAAGACTTTTGAAGATCTTATTGCGCTTGGTGGCAATGTTCCAGATATTCATGCAGGTAAGATTTATGAAGTTGCCGGACAAATGTTGAAAACTGCGTTAGAAGCGAAGAATGCCAAGGCCGAAAAGAAATTAAGAATGATTGAACTTCAACTTAAGAAGGTTCGAGCTGAACAGATTGATATAGATCAAGGCAACGGTGATAGAAGAAATACAGGTGGCGGGGAGTTTGATAGAAATGAACTCCTAAAATATATAGTCTCCAATAAATCAGAAAACTCTGATAAATAGTCGTAACACTGGAGTCACTATATGACAGAAAAGAAATCATTTGCCACTTACGTTGCTGAAGTAAAGACAGAATACAAGTATGTCTTGAAGTTTGCCGTGAATGAAATGACCGATGATATGATTGATAGGCTTGAAGCATCGCTCGCTAAGTATGACCTAAAATCAGCATCGTCATTTAGAAAAACACCTATTCAAGAAAGTCCACTAGATTTTCCTAATGTAAAGAATACAGCAGTATTCATCTGCGATTTGGTCCTAGGATATCCGGGATCACTTGATTTTCTAAGAACATACATCTGCAATAATGTTGGAATTTCTCCAGCATGTTTAGCAGTATATTCAGAAAATGATCCTCGTCAGATTGAAACTGATTTGTATCTAGATAGAAATTCAGAAGAATATAGAAAGAAGTATAAGACAAGACTCGGCAGTGACCATGAACAGACTGATGGAGTCGCGGCAGAAACTTATGGCGAGAAATACAATACAAGTTTCCTTAAGGAGCTAGAACAAGTCCGCAAGGAACGTAAGGTTGTTACAGTCGATAACCCACTAAGCCCTGCAGCTACAACCGATCATTCTACATTGCCGAAGGGCTATGATGAATTTAATGATCCTAAAAATTTAAAGAAAGACGATGGGGGCCTTTTTGGAAGAGTAAAGAGGGCTAACCTGTTAAAGGTAGGAGTCCTATGAAAAGCATGAGACAAATGATTAACCTTATGGAAGGTGTAATGGCGGTACCCGGTGTCGGAGAAAATCTCGAAGAGAAATCAACATCTGAAAAGCAAGCTCGTTTTATGGCGGCTGCTGCGCACGACCCTAAATTTGCCAAGAAAGTTGGAATGGATCAAAGTGTAGCCAAGGAATTTAACAAGGCCGATACAGGGACAAAACAATTGAGTAATGCTATGAAGAACAAAGAGGAATGTGCAATGTCCAGTATGGAAGAATCACATGTCGATGATGGCCAAATGATCCGAGATCGGACATCTCGTCGCCGCCTTCCATTGCTAATATATCTACCGCTGGTGCTGGG